GATATACGCACCCAATTCACATAATCAGAGGGTAAGATAAATTTAAGATCATCAAATACCTTAAGCTCTAAAGCTTTTATTTCTTTAAAAGCATCATAGTTTAGCTCTTGTATGCCTCGTTTAGTATGAAACAGAATCTTATACCTCTCTTCATTATTAACTAAAGAGTGGTTTCCTGAGTACATTAATAAAAAATTATTAACTATATCTGTTAAAGGAATGTACTGGTAAGACCCCCAATTAGCATTTGTAGGCGCTGCACCTGCGTTTTCGTAATATTGATATTGAGATAAATATGCCATTAGTTTTCTTTTTGTTCTTCCATTTGTTCTTGTTCAGCACCAAACTGAGCCTCTTGTATCTCTCTAATAGACATTCCTGCATACTGAAGTATTTTAAATACTAGAGAGGTTTCGTCATCTGGAGACAGCTCAAAGTCTTGAAAGTCAGCATTACTTTGATTAAATGCTGGCTCTCCATTAGCTACGCTTAAATAAGTCCAATTAGGATCTTTAGGATAGCGTATGTATTGCGCTTGAATATCAGTAGCTCCATTATATTGAGCTGGAAATATAGTTATAAACGATCCTTGCAAAGTATAAGCAGGATAAGGTATGCTAGGAGACGTAAGATTAGAGGCGTTTAATAATGTTATATTGCTGTTTGATACTTTCTCGGCTTCACCTTGATATACCCCACCGCTTGAACAAAGCACTTTATTAATCAGATAATAATCATCTCCCGTTGTGCTTTGAGATGGTAAAAAATATTGATTCAGTAAGTTTTGAGTTAAGGTTTTGGTTTCTGAAAATAAATCAATTACTTCTTCGTAACCTTTTCGTATATCGGCATATCCACTACCGACGAGTCTAGCATTTTCTTGATTTATTAATTGATTGTACTGATAAAAATAATCATCAAATATATCTAGCTGTGCTTGTTTAGCAAATAAATTAAAATCTTGCGGTGATATATAACCGTAATTATTTTTATTAAGGATAGCTAAAACTGTATTTCGTACAGAATTTATCATTGTTATTCTTTTACACAAAGATAAGTAAAAAAAAAAGAGGTCAATTTTTCATGACCCCTTCTCTAAATAGTAAAAAATAAAAAAAACAGATTAAGCTATAGCTATTGCTGTAACAGTCATTCCTGTTAAGTCTACAGGTACAGCGGCGTTTGTCCAGCTTGTTTGAGCTGCAGTAACTAAAGCTGCATTTACGTTTGCTCCAAACCCTGAAGTTAAGCCTGTTCCTGTAATTGCTATGTGTTTAGTTCCGTCCATTAAATAAATTTTAGCCGCCGTAGACGAGTTAGTCTCAGCAAATAAAATTTTGTCGATATCTATGTGCGCATTTCCTGCGTCATCAGAAGAATTAATTGTAATATATTTTGCCATGTTAAAAAATTTATGGGTTAAACAAAAAACAAAGATACAGAAAATTAAAACGCACTATTTACATATTCTTCGCTAATCCTGATAAGTGCTTTAATACTTCTATACCATCATCAGACTCAAAAAATGAAGATACCATATATATAGGATCTTCTCCGTAAGGTACGTTTAACATTTTCTTTTTGTTTGAAGGAGTGTTAAACCATACTTCTTTTTTCTGATTACGTAATTGTAAAATATTTTTATCAAAAAACCCTTGTATAGTAGCATTCATTTTTAAAGCAGGATCTTGCAATAACATCATGAAATCTCTAGGCTGAGTTTTAGCAAACACCAGTATGTCTCTCCTAAGTTCAGCTGTCGTCATTCTTGAAATATCTTGATTAAATATAACACGCCCTACGTTTTCTGCTTGCTCAACGCTAAGCTGTCGCGCTTCTATTAATGCATCGACTTCTAAATTTAAAGTTTCCACAACATCAGAGGCTTCTTTTGCTTTATCAACCTCGACATATACCCTCCCCTTACCGGGATGATATTCTAAAAATTTTTGTAATACTTGATTGTTTTTAGGAACAGTCAAAAACCCATCTAGAAAAACAATAGGCTCTAATATAGCATTGTCATCTTGCTCTTCTTCAAAGGGTGAGTTTTGATTCCTTGCGTATCTTAAGGATTTATTGGTTCCTGTTTTCTCATCAAACCATAAAAGAGGAAATCTTTTAGTGTTTCTTGACGCTAAGGTTAAGGATAATGGCGCTGTTTCACGCGTAAGTTTGTAGACTTTGTCTACGTATTTTGTAGTAGTTTTCATTTGATTAGATTTAAATTTTATAAAAAAAGGGGAGCCCGAAGACTCCCCAGAAAAAACACTTATTATCTACTCTTGAAAGATAAAGAAGTTGTTAGCACCTAAAGTACATACAGCTCTTTCAGACAAGAAGTTAACTTGCATGTTATCCACATCACTTGTTCTTGCACCACCAGCAGAACCAGTAATCCAAGTCTTGTAACGTCTGTCTTCAGTTTCTGAAGCTCTATATCTAACATGTAAGAAAGGTCTCTTAGCATTTTTACCAAGAATTTGGTCATAAACACTAGTTGATCCAGCGGGTACAAGTAGTCCGTTAATACGTCCTGAACCTGCTCCTGTTGGAAGTCCACCTCTCATAGTTGGGTCATTTAAGTATTTCCAGTCAGTCTTATAGAAGTCATAACCTCTACGGAATCCTGAGAATCCTAAATTTAACGCCATTTCTTCGTCATTGTCAAATAGACCATATGAAGTACCACCAGCTCCGTAAGAGTTTTGAGCAGCTAGCATATCATCAATATCAAAAGCAAACTGACGATCAACGAATAATACGTTTTCTTCAATTGCTCCCTGCTTATCTAGACGACTAATTACGTTATCAAAATCAGCTAGTGTAGTAGGGTTTCCACCGTCGTAGATGTTTCCTCTAGTTGTAACACTATAAAATACACCATCAGATCCAGCTCCTGGATCAGCGGCTGCTCCTGAGCTACCTAAGATTGCTGCAGCACCTGAGTTTTGCTCAGCAGGTACAGCTTCAATCATTGCTGTTTCTAGATAATCATCAAATCTAAGTCTAGTTTCACTTTCAGATTTTAAATACCAAAGGTATCCCGATACTCCATCTTCATCAGTTACTTCAATCCATCCAATCTGAGCCATATCAGATCCAGATACATTGTAAGTATCTTTAATGATGATAGGCTTGTTGTCAAAGATAAAGTCATTTGATTCAAGAGATCCTTGCATTCCTGCAGTACCTTTCTTAAATTCTGATCCGTAAATAAACACTGTTACATCAGCATTTCCAACACCAGTTCCTGCAGTCACTAATCCACCTGCTTCATAGAAGTCAGCTGTGAATTGTCCTCTACCACCACCAGCATTGTTTACTGCACTTACCACTGCTTTGTTAGAACCAGAGCCATCATTTTGGACAATCATTATCGTTTGTCCTACTCTGATAACTTGTTCTGCAGCCGTCGGGTCGAGCACATCGTTAACTTGAAATACCACTTGATCTGCTGCGCCTGCTCCAGCTGACCCAACATTAGTGTATTTTGTATGTAATCTACCTTGCTCTGCCCATTTAATAAGGTCAGAGTTAGTAGGCATCTCAGCACCTACCATACGGAGGAATGAAGAGATTGTTCTGTTACCATAACGCTCGAATTCTTTTTCGTACGTATCAGGCAAATATTGATTTAACCAATCAAAATCAGCATTGGTTAAATAGTTTTGAGCTGTAGGAGTTCTTTCTGAACTCGGTGTTAGCGCAAAAGTCGGAGTCGTTTTAACTTGTCCAGCCATAATATATAATTTTAAATTTTAATTTAACTTCGTTTTATACTTTTAATTTTCAATCCTCTACCCGAAGGTTGAGACATTGATTTAACTCGCATTCCTCCTTTTGTTGAAACCTCTGGTGCTGTGCGTTCAGACATATTTATATTTTTAGTCTTACGCATAACATCTTCAGTCGCATTTGATTTGCCCTGGTCATAAAAGAACTGAGCAAACTTTTCAGGATTCATGGCTATAGCTAAAGAGCGGTGGTATCCCTCTGCATCTCTAAGCATTCCCGAGTCATCCAAAAATTTATTTACAAAATTCATTGGAGTATCTTGAGCTTTTCTTAGATCAGCTGAGCTACCAGGAGAAAACACTACTTCGGAATCGTCTACCTTGAACTTAAAACCTTTAAATTCGGTATTAAACAACTCGTCGCTTTTCTTCGCAAACCACTGAGATTTACGATTGCTTTCTTCTTGTTGCGTTTTAGCTTCACTCATATATTGCTTATAAGCCTCATATTCTTTAGGCTGCGGGGCTGAACTTTCTCTTGACTCAAGAGGCTGTTTGTATATTTCCTGCTGTTCCCGAAAGAATTTTTTGGCTTTTGCAACATCTTTTTTCTTTGTTAGTTTAAGTTTTTTTACTACTGATGGTTCGTCTATTTCTTCATCATAATCATAATCTTCCATTAAGGAGTTTATGTCGTCTGCATCTAAGCCTTCTTCAGTAATAGTTAAATACTCTCGTAACAAAGAGTCAGGATTCATGTTAGAAAAATCTTGTTGTAATTTAACATAATCTTCTAAACTTCGTCCTGTTTCTTTTTTATACTTAAAGTAAGCAGCTACATCTTCTGGAAGAGGATCGGCCTCTTCTCTTTCGGCTGTTAATTCTTCTAATGAACCAATCTGCTTACCGTATCTTTTTTCAATAAATGAAAGAACGTCTGTTTCTTTTAACTCTGCACGCTCAATTGTTTCTGATTGCTCCTCAACAGGATCCTCGCTTTTATTTTCACTTGCAGGTTCTTCTGATTTTTGTTCAGGCTCAGAAGACGCTTCTTTAACTACCTGTTTTTCTTCTGTTTTTTCATCAAACTCTAGCTTTTGCTGAGCTTCATGTTTGTCTAAAAGTTCTTGTTCAATTTCTTGTTTAGACTTTTCAACCACGTCTGTGACTTCTCGTACTTTGTATTCCATTAGATTAGATTTGATTTATTAAACAAAATTAATAAAAAAACAAATACGTTTTTGGCTACCTAGGATCGAACTCTGCAAGGTCAAAACCATCCAAAGAGTCTTCATTTGACTCAAAGTTTTTTGGAGGTAAATTGTTTTTTCTTTGATTTATTAACTGAGACTGTTCTGTATTTTGTTGGCTAATCCTTTCTTTTTTAGCCTCTTCTCTAGCGCCCTCTCTGAAGGCTAGAGCATTCTCAGAAACATTCCTAAGTTGCTGATTATAAGCAAATTCTTGTTTCATAAGTTGAGACTTAAGATTAGCCTCATTGTTTTGTTTTTCTATTTCAAAAGCTATTTCAGCTTGCTTCACTTTCATTTCAGCTTGAGCTTCTAATTCAATTTTTTGAACGGCTACCTGAGCTGCCATTTCTTGAGCTTTAAGCTGTTGTTGTGAAATCATAGCTTGTTTCTGCATTTCTCTCTTTTCGTCAGCTTCTTGCTTAGACTTACGTTTAACCTTTAGTAGTTGGTTTGCTAGTTTTAAGTTTTTAATTTCACGAATATCAATAGCATCTTCAAGATTAATATCTTGTTTAGATAAAGCCATTTGTATATTCTGCTCTAACATAGCTTTTTGCTCTTCATCTGGAGAAAGTTCTATAAACACACCAAAGTCATAAATATACAATTCACTTATTTCTCCCAGAATACTTACATTATATTTACCAATCTTATTTATAAAATCATCTTTAAAATCAGCAAACTCTAATATATCAGCCACCCTATACGTTAACGCTTCAGCTAACGTACGATATATGTAAAGACTTCCGTCTAATATATGTCGGGTAGCTGTGTTTGAATTTAATGCTGCTAGTTTTTGAACTCCTACTAACGCGTCTGGATTCGGAGTTGACCCATCTCTAGCTTCGTTAAGACCCGTTACAGATCTAATCATGTCTAGATAATGGTTATAATTAGCTATAAGCATTTGAGTTTTTGAAGCCCCTGAATTACTAGTTAATTGTTGAATAGGAACTCTTCCTTGATTGTATTCGCCTTCTTGAGTATAACTTCTCTGTAGTTTTAAGTGAGTCATCTGTATTAAATCAGCAAAAGGAATCATTCGTCTTACTAAAGACTCAATAACACCTTTATACATTCGTGGTGCGACGGCAACATAGTTTGGTAAAGCGTGTTGTGATGATGACTTAGGTCTGACCATATTCTTTGCAAGCTCCCACTTGAGAATTATATTAGTGCCCATAACCATTACACCATCATACCATACATCAATAGTTTTTTCAATCTTTTCAAAGTTTCCTTCTTCTAACATTTCCTCTGGTGGATTGAAAGTATCATCCTTTTCAATCATTCGAGAAGATCCAGTCTCATTAATTTTTTTCTTATAGACCATCTTTTTAGTGGTCTTATAATTGAAATACATAAGAGTACAAGTGTCTCTATAAAATATATCGTTTTCGTAATACTGAGCTGTATTAAAATAGTCATACCAACTTTGACTATATTGAGAGATTTTTTCTAAATCCTCCCTTGTCAGAGTTGGGTCTATTTTTATTAACTCACTTATACCTACTGTTTTTATCTCTCCCCAGTAAAAACAATCTTTAAAATATGGGTCCTCAGTGTAGCTATATACTACATTAGCAGGGTCCACATAAGAAACTTTCACCCCAGATCCTGGAAGAAACTCGTGTTTAGCCATACCAACACCTACTACCATCTGATCATAATCAATTCTTTTACGAACATCTTCATAATGATTTTCTGCAAACATAGTATCTATAGCCTCCTCTTCTGCTATTTCTATAGCGGGCTTATAGTTAAGGTTCATGTACAACGATAGCTCTTCGTCTGATGCAGGAAGCTCATCGGGATCCATAATAAACGGATCAAATCCAGTCTCTTCTTTAATTGTTGTAAGCACTGGCTTAGCGGCCATTTGCCCTTCAACCATGTCTTGATACTTGCTTCTCTTAGACTGAGAAAGAGCGTCTTGAGCATAAGCCTTTACTTTAAATAATCGGTCTTGCATGCCGTTAACCACAATATCAACAAACTTGGGAAGTATTGGAACTGGTGTCCAATCAAGGTTTAAATATGATAGGTCACCGTCAACGGCTAATTCATTTTTATATTTAGCAATAGACTGCTCGCCTCTAGCGTAGAGTCTTAATCTATTAAAATCCCTCCACTGACTATAGTATCTACAGCCATTTGAATCTTTTCTAAACCATTCGTATTGTATCGCTTGACCTATCTGTAATCCGAACTGGTCGGTGGCTTTTTCTGCGTCTGATACAAACTGACTGGGAAAACCTACAGATGAAATATTAATATTAACTTCCTTCATCTATTTTATTAATTCGCTATAAATTCCACTATTACCATATCTTGCAAAGTTAAGATTTATTTTGGTTTGTTTTTGCTCGGGTAAATATAGGTTCTTTTGATTGGCCATTATGGCTAACCCCGAACTAATACTAGCATCAAACTGCGTTCTATTGTTTATGTCAAACCTTGACCACTCTTCTAATGTACGCATAAAATACATAGTGCCCATATCATTAGAATCTCTATACGTTCCTTCTGTGTCTAATCCTATATGTTTTTCTATATAAGACTCAATTGCAGCTGCGTGAGATTGTTTCACATCTTCTGAAGTATTTGGTATACCTCCAAGTTCTCTTTCAGTTTTTGATAGTTTGTTAAAATGACGATCAGGTCTATTCATACAATAACCTCTATAGCCTCTGTTTTTAAAATGATACAACAACCTTGGTTTATTATTTTCTACAAGTATAGGCATACTATAAAATACACAAGCCATAAGAACTTCCTCAAAAAATATCTCTGCCGTCTGAGGCCTAGCCACGTACTCTAAGAAAAATTCATTACTCGGAGCTTGTTCCATGCTGAACTTGGTTAATCCATGCAACGCCCCATTTGAGCCTCGACCACCCACAGTTCCTGATATATCATAAGAGTCACATCCAAAAGCTCCAATATGTTCATTTATAGGATGATAACTGCCGTTTTTGGTTTGTTTTCTATTTGTCAACGACTTATTGGGAGTCCATGACACTTTGAATCTTCCATTTGGATCAGGAGTAAATATAACCTCTGTATCTTTAACCCCGTCTTTCCAATAAAACTTGCCCGTTGTAACATGCTGAGGCATAATCAAAGAGTCATTGTAATCAATCTGTTGGTATATTTTTGTAAGGTTAAAAAGAGAAGATTTACTTTCATCTCTAAAGGCATGGGACACACTGCGAGGAAATTGTCTATAATACTCATTTAAAGCATCGGGATCTTTCTTCAAAGAATCCACTTCAGCTTGCCAATAATCTATAGCGCCATTAGTAATCATTTCTCCATCCACTCCAATTACTGGTTCTTTAGGTTTATAAAATACAGGCATACCATGTCTATCTATAAATCCTTCCATGTTCCACTCCATTGGAATAAATAAAGAATACATACCACTTTTAGTTTGACCATTAGAGTTTCTAGTATTAATATCTGAATCTTCAAACAGTTTTTTAAAGTTAGCCCCACCTTTTCCTAAAGCATTAGAAGTAGATCCCATCATACACTTGCCAATAATCTTACTTCCTAACCTCAAACAAGTCTTCGTAACCCTCCAGTTATTTAAAATGTTATTTGGTTTAAGCCATTTTCCTGATTCATCATGCACTAAAAGTAAAAGCTTTTCCCCGTCATAAGAGTTCTCATCCGTATTCTTCCAATCTATAGTGGTGTCCAAACCATAAAGCTCATCATCAGCTATGTCATACATATTTTTCTTAGTAATTTTAGAAGCCGGAATTCTAAAAGCTAATTCTGTTTTTGGCTTATCCATTCCATCTTGTATCGGTTTGAAAAAAAATGGTAGCCGGTTGGCTATAGGTACAACTTTATCTGTAAACATTTTTTTAGCATCTGATCCAGTTTTAGATAATATACCTACCCTTGCATCTTTAGCTAAAGTTCCAGTGTTTACACACTCAGAAGAACCCATAAACGAAAATCCAGATCGTCTGATTTTTAAATAATCTAAACCAAAACATCTGTTATCAGCTTTACAAGCCTCCCAATAAATAAAAAAGATTCTGTTAGCTTCCCTAAAATCTGGATACCCTACATCTATTGTAGTCCATTGCAAATACATATAATGAGCTCCGGTAATATAAGTTGGTTTTCCATTGTTATAAAAAGTATATCCTAATTCGCGCCTATCAAACTCTCCCTCAATATAATCCACCCATTTATTTTTAAATGCAGAGGGCATTTCATTCCATTGAAATATAGAGGATATTCTAGAAAGTTCTCGAGGTAAAAGTTTACGCTCCCAATATTGGTTTGCTTTTGTCTCCGATCTTTTATAACCCTTACCATCTATGAGCGGAAGAGCTATATGTAGCCCGCTTATCTCTACTACTTCTCCTATCTGGCCTGATTTAGAAATCACAACCACGTCATATTTTTCATTATACCCATAAAACCAAGTGCGTCCTTTGTTTTTGCGCTTTATAATACCGCTGGGTATATAGTTTACAACTGTGCTGTATATTTTATTTTGATCTTCTTTCTGCAAAGCCTTGTTTTGTGTCGGTCTTTTGATTATTAACAGACATGTTTATGTTTTCTTGTTCTGCATCTATTTTGTTGAGTATTTCAAATGCATCAAAAATAGCTAACTTTTTAGTAGCGGCTGCATTCTTTAGCCTATCAGCAGCTAGCTCATCCTCTGGATCAGGCTTAATAATGTTTTCTTTAGCCACTTTAATAAGCTGCTCAACTGCTTTTCTTCCTGCTTCTATTATTTGTACTTTTAATAATTCTGAGCTCATAGAATTAAAGTTATTTGATGGTCATACATTCTATACAGCTTTTCACCATCAACCTCAAACTCATATTCGCTCTCTGGTTTAAAGCTAATAAGCATACATTTTTCTACTCCTTGAGAAATTAAATAC